GGTAATAGGTCAACTATGAGAAGATACGATACAGGCCGACTTAAAAACGCTAGAATACTAGATGATGGCAGGTTAATGGCTGATGTAATCGTTTCTAGGACTGGAGTTTTGGATTATCGAAATGCTGATGGATCAGCTAGAAAAGAGTTTAGGGATCCTGATGAAGTGTTTAAACTTGATAGCCTAGCAACAATGAATATGATTCCTGTTACTGATGGACACCCTTCAGCGGGCCTTGTTACTTCAGAAAACGTAAAAGAATTAGGCGTAGGGCAAACAGGGGAAAATGCTCGTGCTGATGGCATATATGTAATGAACACTCTCACGGTCAATAACCAAGATGTAATCGAAAAAATTATGTCAGGTAAGCAAGAGTTGAGTTTAGGCTATCAGCTTGACCTTGACGAAAGCCCAGGGGAACATAAAGGCATTCATTATGACGCCGTACAAAAGAACATAAAATACAATCATCTGGCTTTAGTAGTTAATGCCAGGGCAGGGTCACAAGCAAGGATTTCCCTTGATTCTGGCGATGCCATCCAAATAAACAAACAACAGGAGAAACCAGAAATGGAAAAGAATTTACTTACCGTAAATCTGGATGGCATTGAATATCAAGCCTCCCCAGAGGTCAAGAAGGAACTTGACAGACTAATCTCTCGCGCTGATAAAGCCGAAGGTTCAGTTTCCACAATTAAAGAAGAAAAAACCACTCTTCAAGCTAAGTTTGATTCTCAGAAAGAAGAATTAGAAAAGCTTAAAAATGTGGATAATTCTGAAGAAATTAAAACAGCTGTTGACGCTAGAATTTCTCTAGTAAGTTCAGCTCTTAAACATCTTGATTCAGAAGAATCTAAAGAAATCGAGCTTAAAACTGATAGCGAAATCAAAATTGCTGTTATCAAAAAGTACTCACCTGATTTCAATGCTGATGACCAAGAGGAATCTTACATCAAAGCACGTTTTGATATTGCCTTAGAAAACACACCTAAAAAATCAGGTGTTGCTGATCAAAGACAACAAATGCAAAACAAAGATGGTGAAGAACCTATTGTAAATTCAGATGAAGCCCGTAAAAATATGTACAAAACTGTAACAAATGCCCACAAAGGCGAAACTAAATAACCAAAGGAGAATTGAAAAATGTCAGTACAAACTTCATATAACAGTAACTCCGATGTAGCCTTTGCAGGCATGAAAGCCGACTCAGGCTTTGATCGGGTGAATTCAGGAATTGGTGAAAGCACTATTCCTTTCGGACACGGCCTTATCGCCGGAACAAACGCGGAAACTCAGGTAAAAAATGCTGATGGTGCCGGTGTTTTCCGTGGTATATCTGTTCACAAACATAAAGAACCTTCTGCAGCCGGTGTTAATGATGCTGAATATGCAGACGAAGAAATGGTTTCAGCACTTACCCAGGGAAGAATCTGGTGTGCAGTTGAAACTTCTGTTTCCGGTTCAATCGCAATTGATGACGATGTTTTTATTAATATCGATATTGGCGGTGCCGAATTAGGAAAAGTAACTGATACTGTAGGGACTAATATCGCTACTGGAGGCAAAGTCATAAAAGTAGACGTTGCTTTGAAACTTGCACAAATTGAAATCAACCTTCCATAACGAATAAAGGAGAAACATCATAATGGAACAACTAACAAATCTTGATGCCGGTGAATCGGTCTTCTTTTCCCGTCAATTGGAAAGCATCAAAACAAAAGTATACAATGTTTTATATCCTGAGTATAAAGCAACTAGCCTATTGCCTGTAGATACATCTGCCGGTCCTGGTGCTGAAACAATTACTTACAGGTCTTTTGATCGTGTAGGCGTAATGAAACTGATCGCAGATTATGCTGATGATCTTCCACGTTCTGACGTTAAAGGTAAAGAAGTTACCATTAGAGTTAAATCGTTGGGTGGATCTTTTGGCTATAATCTTCAGGAAGTACGAGCTTCAGCAAAAGCCGGTACAGCCTTGAGTCAGTTAAAAGCTAATGCAACTAGACAAAGCTATGAAGCAAAAGTAAATGAACTCGCCTTTTTTGGTGATGCTGAAGCAGGCTTATTGGGCCTACTTAATCAGCCCGATGTACCTGCTGCAACAGTTCAAACTGGCGTTGTTTCTGGTAATGTTACTTGGCTTGGCGCTTCTCCTAAAAATACTGATGAAGTATTAAAGGATATGAATGACGCGGTTAGAGATCCCATGACCCTTTCAAAAGGTGTTGAGATCCCTGATACCCTTCTTTTGCCTCTTGATGAGTATAGTTATGTATCTACTACTCGTTTAGCTGCAGGAACAGACACTACTATTTTGCAATTTTTTCTTCAAAATAATCCTGGTGTTACTGTTGAATGGGTGAATGAATTAGCTGATGTTGCCGTACTACCTTCTGGTGGTGGTGGACCCGCTAATGTAATGATCTCATACAAGAAAAGCGCTGATAAATTAACCTTAGAACTACCTTCTCTTTTCGAGATGTTAGCAGTGGAGGCTCGCGGTTTAGAGTTTATCGTTAATGCTCATGCTCGATATGCCGGTGTTCAGGTTTATTATCCACTTTCAATGAATATTGTTGAAGGAATCTAATTACTCTCGTGGTGAGAGGTTGCCTCGCCGGTATGCCGGGGCTTAAAAAAATAGCATACTACTAACCACGAGAATAAGGAATTAAAAAATGATTATTAACAGAAAGAAATCAAACCCATACAGATGCGAAGGCGTATTAATTATGCCTGGTGTAACTGAGATCAAGAACCCAGAAGATGTTAAAAAGCTAAAAGCAAATAAGCAGTTTCAATATCAAATTGATAATGGTGTAATGCTGATAGTTACTGGAAGAGATGATAAAGGTAAAAAAGTTAGTGAGCCCAGTGAAATGACTGATGAATTATCTATTGGAGTAATCGAACAGACTTTTGATGCTAAGACTCTTGATAGTTTCAAGGAAAAAGAAATAGACAATAAAGGTAGAGGAAAAGTAATCAACTTTATTGACAAACAAATAAAATCCTTAACTGATCATCATAATTAATCATGGCAATTACTACCGTACCAGAAATAGTCGCTTTAAAAAGCCCGGATTTCGCAGGCGATTCACGCTTGACGGATTTTGAGGCTTTGGCACGACTACAACTAAGCGCTGATGTGTTTGGTGATAAAGGTACGTATGCAATTGCTCTTTTGGTCTTGCATTGGCTCCACTTGGATTCACTTTCAGGTGGTAGCAGTACGGGGTCTGGTTCTGGTTTTGCCGGTACCATTACAATGGAAAAAGAGGGTGATTTGGCCCGTTCTTATAGTGCCCCAACTGCCACTGGTAGTGCTTCAGAAGCTTATTATGGGAAAACCATTTATGGCCAAGAGTTATATCAATTAATTAGGGGCTGCCTCATTTTACCCATGAATAGGTGTATATGAGCACAAGAGATATTGATTTAGGTTGGGGTAAGTTCATGGACAACATGGTTGCTGTTGATGATTCATACACAAAGGTTGGTTTGCCTGAAAATGCTACTCTAAAGCCTGGAACTAAATCTGGTTCTGGTGCAGATGAAGCTAGTGATATGTCTGAATTGATTAAGATCGGTGCAATACATGAATTTGGAACAAAAAACATACCATCCAGACCTTTCATGAGAAACACTTTCGACCAGAACCGAACCAAAATAAATAAGATTCAACAGGTAATGTATGATAGGTTGGTCAAAGGTAATACTACAGTTAAAAAAGGCTTGGGCATTATTGGTGAGTCTGTTTCTAGGTTAGTCAAAAAACAGATTACGGATTTAAGATCACCCCCTAATAAACCATCCACAATTAAAAGGAAAAGAAGCTCTAATCCTTTAATTGATTCTGCACAAATGAGAAATTCAATATCTCATACTGAGGTTACACGTGGCGTCTAGTTTTGGAAATACTATTTCAGGCGTTCGACATTCTGGTGCCGGAGCTTATGATGCTCTAGGTAAATGGTCTGAAGGTGGTACTGATCCAATCAGCTTTAAGGGTAGCATACAGCCACCACTAGGCGATGATATGGCCTCTTTACCCGAAGGGCGCAGGGAAGTTGAAGCTTATCGCATCTATTCAGAATTTGAATTAAAAACTGTAGATGAAAATGGAAAGATTAATCCTGATAAATTAACACTTTTTGGTAAAACAAATGCTTTTGAAGTTGTTAGGGTTGAGGCTTGGCAGAATGGTGTTCGATCTCACTATGAATCACTGGTGGCTTTAATTGGCTGATTTAACAACTATACAAACAGCTATTAAAGCATGGGTTGATTCTGAAACTACTAATGTATGTATTATGGCAGAAGGAAATGGGCCCAAACCAGACGCACCTTTCTTTACTTACCGTTTAGCTTCTTTTATAGATGAGGCTGAAGATCATACATCTAGCCCTGATGCAATTTCAGGTGATGTAGTCATCACTGGAAACAGAGCTTTCACAGTTGAAATAAATGGATATGGCCCAGGGGTCATACAGAAATTAAGAGATTTAAAAAATAGTACTAGAAAGGGAACAATATTAGACACCTTTCGTTTATCTAATTTAATCATAGTAAATAGGCTTGCAATAACAAACCTGACAGGATTAGATCAATCAAATTTTGAAGAGCGCGGTATGTTTGAACTTTTAATGAGAACTGATAGTGTTATTACAGACACCGGTTCAGTAATTGAAGATTTTAACGGAACGGGAACTTTAAGTCAACCACCTAAACCAGATGTAACAACAACGTTGGAAGTTACCACACCATAAAGGAGAATAAATATGAGTATCAATGATATTGTAAATGTCAATATCACCCGGCAAACTTCCTCAGTTTCACGGGTTGGTTTTGGAACAATAAATATAATGGGGGTAAGTAAAGCTTTTACACCTCTAATTAAGTTTTATAACACTTTATCTGAAGTTGCTGAAGATTTCGACACTACTGCAAAAGAACATATTGCAGCCAGTGATGCTTTCGCACAAAATCCACAGGTAAGTAGAATTGCCATTAGCCGTAGGGCCACCTCTGATACTTCAGTTGTGACTGTTGACACGGTAACTGATTCTGTAAACTATTCAATTGTAATTGATGGTGAAACATTCACTTTTAATTCTGGTATTGGTGCAACAGCAATCACTATTGCAGCCGGATTAGTTGGTCTTATTAATGCTTCTGGAACTTTAGCCGTAACAGCTACTGATAACTTAGATGGCACTTTTGATCTAGATCCTGATGTAGCCAGTACAGATTATGCTGTTAAAATCGAATCTAAATTAACAATTACTTACACTACAGCAACAACCCCAGGCGCTGATCTTACAGCTATCAATACGGCTGATGATGATTGGTATGGTCTTGTTTATACTGAAAGAGTTGAAGCAGATGTTGAAGCCATTATGGATTGGGTTGAAGCAGAATTCAAAGTATTTGCAACGGCTTCCGCTGATGCTAATATCAAAGACCAAACTGATGCGGTTGATGTAACCACTGCAGCTTATTATGCTAAATCACAATCATTATCCAGGTCAGCGGTTTTCTACCATGCAAATGCTGCTACTCAATATCTCGATGCCGGTTTTCTTGCTGTTACTTTAGTTCAAGACCCAGGCTCTTATACTGGTATGTTCAAAACAGTTTCTAGTGTAACCGTTGACAGCTTATCTGCTACACAAGAAAAGAATGTAAAAGACAAAAATGCTAACACTTACTTAACCGTGGCTCAAGTGAATATCACAGCTGAAGGTAAAGTTGGCGAAGGTGAATATTTTGATGTAATTGTTTTTGTTGATTGGCTTAAATCAAGGATGCAAGAGCGTATTTATTCTGTATTAGTTAATAGCTTAAAAGTACCTTATACTGATGCCGGTATTGCTGCAATTGAAGCAGAAGTTACCGCACAACTTCAGGATGGTATTGCAGCTAAAGGGCTTACAAATAACCCTCAACCGACTGTTACAGTACCCAAAGCTATTGATATTTCTGCGGTTGATAAAGCCAACAGAGAATTAAACGGCATAACATTTCAGGCAACACTCGCAGGTGCGATTCATGCCGTAACAATTAATGGAACCGTTTCGGTTTAAGGAGTAAAAAATGGCAGTTTTAACCTATGACCCTAGTCAAGTTATAATAAGTGTTGGCGGTATCCCAATGTCAGGTTTTGCTGATGGAACCTTTGTTTCTATTATGCGATCTGAGGATGCTTATTCAAAAATAAATGGTGCTGATGGTGTTACATCAAGAGCAAAATCTAGTGATAAATCTGGAGAAATGACTCTTACATTAGCGCAAACTTCACCTAGCAATGATGTACTTTCGGGTATTGCTCTTGCTGATGAACTTACAAATGGTGGGGTCGTTCCCATCATTGTAAAAGATGCTTCTGGACGAACTAACTATTTCTCAGGGAATGGATGGATCAGAAAGACACCTGAAGCGGCTTTTGGCAAAGAAGTTGATAATCGTGAATGGACGTTTGACCTAGCGGATCTTGATGTATTCGCCGGTGGAAACGGATAACTTAACCAACTCGCCACGAGGGAGAAATGAATAATGATAAAAACACAGGACAAATTAATTGATGGCCAAAAGGTCGAAGTCACCCAACTGCCGGCGCGTAGAGGGTTAAAGCTAAAGCTTAAAATAACCCGCTTAGTCGGCCCTGCGTTGGGAAAATTAATTGGCGCAAAAGGCCAAACAGAATCTTTTCTGGATTCTGATATTGATATTTCAGAAATGCTTGAAAAGCTATTTGAAAATGTTGATGAAGAAACCCTCATGAACCTTATACAAGAAATACTTGTTACCACTAGGGTCGATGGCCAGGAAGTGGCTAAAGATGAAGTGTTTGATATGGTTTTTGCTGATGGTTATGCTTTAATGTATAAAGTAGTTTGGTATACATTGGAGGTGAACTTCAAATCTTTTTTGGAACTGATGGGTATTGGAAAAGCGAACAGCAAAGGCCAAACTCAAACGCAGAAAAAACGGAACAAAGGCTAAGTGAAGAATTAAGGGAAGAATTTATTATATGGCGAATATGGCACAGTGGGAAAGCAACATTGGAAGAACTAGATACATTCTGGTCACTTGATGATTGCCTACGCGCTGAAGCCGTAATGGATATGTTTCAGTATTACGAAAAATTAGAAACGGATAAGGTTAATAAAAAATGATCGTTAGGGAATTAGTCACAAAATTATCTTTCCGAGCTGATAACTCAGCTGTTAAACGGTTCGATCAAAATATTGGAAGATTAAAGAATTCTCTCGGTGGTGTTACTACCAATTTAAAACAAACAGCTAATGGTATCCGTAATTTAGGGGCGGGCTTAACTGCTTTTGTAAGTTTACCTCTAGGTTTATTAGCCGGCGGAATGATTAAAGCTGCTAGTGATGCGGAAGAAACAGAGGCCAAGTTTGGAACTGTTTTTTCCAGTATACGAAGTGAAGCGGATGCCGTTGCTGATAATTTAAAAAAGAATTTTGGACTATCTTCAAATGCTTCTAAACAATTATTAAGTGATACGGGTGATCTTTTATCTGGCTTTGGGTTTGCTCAAGATGAGACTTTAAAATTCTCTAAAGATGTTAATGAATTGGCGGTTGATTTAGCTTCATTCACTAACTTAGAGGGTGGGGCTGAACGTGCAAGCAGGTCGCTTACAAAAGCGCTTTTAGGTGAACGTGAATCTATTAAAGAACTAGGTATTGCAATTCTTGAAAAAGATGTTGTTGAACGTGTCGCATTAAACCGATCTAAAGGAATTACAAGGGCCACGATGAGGCAAGAAAAAGCCTTGGCCACTCTTCAATTAGCACAAGAGCAAAGTAAAAATGCAATAGGTGATTTTGCCCGTACTTCAGAAGGCTTTGCAAACCAAATGAGAATCTTTAAAGCTAGGCTGAATGATTTATCTGTTGAGTTTGGTAAGATTCTTTTACCGGTTGCTTTAAAAGTTGTGAGGGCATTGGGAAAGGTTGTAGCAAAATTTAGTGGGTTAAGTAAATCAGCTAAAACTACGATTTTAATAATCGGTGGTATTGTGGCTGCACTTGGGCCTCTTCTTTTAGTGTTTGGTGTATTAGCTAGTGCGGTTATTAGTTTAATTAGTTTGTTTTCAGTGTTTGGGGTATGGCTACTCCCTATAATTGCGGTAGTTGCTGCTATTAGTGCAGCGGTGGGCCTTTTGATTGAGGATTTTATTGTCTGGACAATGGGCGGTAAATCATTAATAGGGACTTTGATAGGTAGCTTTGAAGATTTTAAGGCGAAGGTCATGCCTGTTTTATCCCTGCTAAAAGATACCTTTGTGAATTTTTGGAAGGGTATTGTAAAAGGTGATCAGGAAGCTTTAGCTGCTTTTACTAAAAACATTGAAGAACTGGT